TACAAACCCCTTTTTTTATGATAGAATAACATCAACAATGGAGGTTTTATTTTTTGGCATTCTATACGTCTATCAATCGCAAAGGCAATTTTATCCTGTATCGTGGATACACAGATAACGGTACACAAATTTCAAAAAGACATAAGTTTGAACCTAGGTTATTTGAACCAGTAGAAAAAGAAACTAAGTACAAATCTTTTGAAGGACACAACTTAAAAGAAGTACGTAAAAGTAGTATGGCTGAGGCCAAGCAGTGGATTGAAGATCGCAAAACACCTATTCCGCCTAATCCACCTAAAGAAACTTTTGGCACAACAAACTACATTCACCAGTTTATTACAGATTTATATCCAGATGACATTAAGTTCGATATTAACCACATCAACGTAGTTAACTTCGATATTGAGGTTGCATCTGATGACGGCTTTCCTACACCGGAAGAAGCCGCGTATCCTATCATCTCTATTGCATTAAAATCAAGTAAGTCCTCTATCTATCAGGTGTGGGGACTCGATACTTATGACTATGAAAAAACACGAGTAGATATGAAAGGTGATATGATTCAGTATCACCATTGTAACTCAGAAGAAGATATGCTCGCCAAGTTTCTTGGTTATTGGACAAAGAACTATCCTGATGTTATCACTGGCTGGAACTCTGATTTCTTTGATATTCCATATCTCGTAAATCGTATTCGCATGATTGGATCCGAAGAAGCAGCACGTCGGCTGTCTCCTTGGAACATGGTTAACGAACGTATCGTTAGAAAAATGCAACGTGAGCTATTGACTTTTGAATTAGTTGGTATTCAAACAGCAGATTATCTCGAGTTATTTCAAAAGTTTGGATACTCATATGGCAACCAAGAATCATATAAACTCGATCATATTGGCCACGTAGTTCTTGGTGAACGTAAGTTGTCATATGAAGAACATGGTAATTTATATACGTTATATAAAGAAGATCACCAAAAGTTTATTGACTATAATATTAAAGATGTTCAACTTGTGGATCGTATTGATCAGAAGATGGGGCTTATATCTCTTGCCTTAACTATGGCATATAAAGGTGGTGTTAATTTAAATGCTGTGTTTGGTGTAACAAACATATGGGAATCTATTATCTATCGCAGGCTTCTTAGCAAAAATATTGTTTCACCAGTAAATCAAATCAAGCCTGTACCATACGCAGTCTTCGGTAATCCTGACAATGAACGTAAGTCTATTGCTGGTGGTTATGTAAAAGATCCACAAGTTGGTGCACATGATTGGGTTGTATCTTTTGATTTGAATTCTCTATATCCTAATATTATTGTACAGCAAAACATATCTCCAGAAAATTTATATAAAGACTACACATACAGATTTCCACAAGGACCCGATTATTATTTGGATCATGATCGCCACAAACAAGTATGTGAAGACTATGCTGTATGTGCTTCAGGTGTACCATTTACTAAAAAGTCTCAAGGTATCATACCTGAATTAATTGTTGACTACTATTCTGAACGTACAGTTATTAAAAAGAAAATGCTTAAAACACAATCGATGTATGAGCAAACAAAAGACAAAGCTTTGGAATCTACGATTAACCAGCTTGAAAATAATCAGATGGCAATCAAAATCCTGCTTAACTCATTGTATGGTGCATTGGCCAACAAATACTTTAAGTACTTTGATAATGCTCTGGCTGAATCAGTTACACTTACTGGTCAAACAGTTATCCGTTGGGCAGAAGAAGCAATCAACTCCGAAATGAATAAGATGCTTGGCACCAAGAAAGATTATGTAGTTGCAATCGATACCGATTCAGTTTACATTAATATGAGTCCATTTGTAAAGAACTTCAATCCTAAGGATCCCGTTAAGTTCCTTGATAAAATTTGTAAAGATCATTTTGAAAACGTTTTAAAAGATTCTTATTCTGCATTCTTTCATGTAATGAATGGCTACACTCCTCGTATGGAAATGGCACGTGAAGTTATTGCCGATCGTGGTATATGGACAGCAAAGAAACGATATATCCTCAACGTACATAACTCCGAAGGTGTACAGTATGCTACACCAAAATTAAAGATGATGGGTATTGAAGCTATCAAGTCATCTACACCAGAAGTTGTTCGTAATAAATTCAAAGAAATATTCAAAGTTATTATTGAAGGTTCTCAATCTGACGTACAGGAATTTATCCGTAATTTCCGTAATGAGTTCTCATCACTCGCACCAGAAGACATCTCATTTCCTCGTGGAGTTACTGAGATAGCAAAATGGAAAGACCGTAAGAACATATACAGCAAAGGCTGCCCAATACATGTACGTGGCTCATTACTATATAATCATGCTATCAAGCAAAACTCGCTTGAACGTAAATACGAAACGATTAAGAACGGTGAAAAAATTAAATTTTGTTATCTTAAAACTCCTAATCCTATCAAAGAAAATGTTATTTCATTTCCTGGCATTTTACCGAAAGAAATTGGTTTACAAAGCTATATAGACTATGGTATAATGTTTGATAAGACTTTTATTGAACCGCTTCGCCCAATCCTCGATGCCGTAGGTTGGTCAGCTGAACCGGTTGCTACTTTGGAGGATTTCTTTGCATAATGTATTATACTGTCACAGTATTTAATAGTCAGTTTGACAACAAGACTCATAAAAGGTTTGACTTTGAAGAATGGTCAGGCTTTGAAAAGTTCCTATATAAATTAGCGGAACAACCTTTAAAAGGAAAGAAAGATGCACAACTTATATCGCCGGCTACGTACGAAGACGGAACTACTCGGGCCAACAGAAATGTACTTAGCTGGGGAGCTTGGGCGGCTGTTGACGTTGATGATCATGAATTTAAAGGAGATCTAGAAAATGAGCTTCTGGATCGTTTTGGCCAACATAAATTTATTTGTTATAGTACTGCTAGTTCCACTCGTGATCTACCGAAGTTCCGTCTTGTTTTTCCGCTTACAGGATCAGTTGATGGAGTACGAATTCGACATTTCTGGTACGCGCTTAACACAGATCTCGGAGACATCGGAGATAAACAGACTAAGGACTTGTCTCGGATGTATTACATCCCTGGTAGTTACATTGGTGCTTACAATTTCATATTTAGTAATAACACAGGTCATCCTATAGATCCAGAAGAACTTATGGCTAAGTATCCATATGAAGAAAAAAAGCACTCTAATAACTTCATAGATAGATTACCACCTGAATGGGCAAAGCAAGTAATTGAACATCGTAAATCACAAATGGATAATCATAATGTTGTGTGGTCAAGTTACCACGATTGCCCGTTCTGGCCAAAGAAATTAGCGTCAGATTATATGACTATAAGTAACACTGGATGGTACAGTAAAATGTATCAAATCATGGTAGCAATTGCAGGTAACGCGGTCAAACGTAGTTATCCTATCACAACATCTGAAATTGCTATGCTATGTAAAGAGTTTGATCGTGAAACTGGTAACTGGTACGAAAATCGGCCTATGGAAGTAGAAGCCGATCGTGCATTAGAATATGTTTATAGGAATGGATAGATGAGAATTATTGCAGGACCCTGCCAACATGAGAGTATAGGCAGATCAGGAGAAATAGCAGAACATTGCAAACAGATTTGTGATAAGTATGGTGTGGAATATTACTTTAAAGCTAGCTTTGATAAAGCAAATAGAACATCATTGCATAGTGAAAGAGGATTAGGTTTAGCACCAACTCACCATGCATTTATTGATTTGAAACATGAGATACCAGGTTTAAAGATTCTTTCAGATGTTCATGATGTAGATCAAATTAGATCTTTATCTTATCAAGGCAGTAGTGGTGCTGTTGATGTATTACAAATACCAGCTTTCCTATCTAGGCAAACTGATTTAATTGTAGAAGCATCTAAAACTGAAAAAATCATAAATATTAAAAAAGGCCAGTTCATGGCACCATGGGACGTAAAAGGAATATTATCTAAGACTAAAAGAGCCAAAGAAGTCTGGATAACAGAAAGAGGAACAAGTTTTGGTTACGGACGTCTTGTTAATGATTTCACTGGCATGTATGATCTACTTACTGATCTTGGTGATAGATTTGTTTACGATGTTACTCATTCGGTACAAACACCAGGTAGTCGAGGAACCTCAACTGGTGGAAATCGCAAGTACGTGCCTCATCTTGCTCGCGCTGGTGCTGCTCTCGGCATTTCTAGCTTTTTTATAGAAGTGCATGCAGATCCAGACAGCGCGCCATCTGATGGACCAAACATGTTAAAGCTTTCTGATTTTGATAACGTAGTAGAAAACATAATGGAATTTAGTTATGCCCAATATAGAAATAACAACTAAACCAACTGGTCGTTCTCCAGAAAATAAATTTTTCTTCGGTAACAAATCAAGGCTATTAGATTTAAATAGACCGAAGTATAACAAGATTGGAAAGGAAGCTGACTATTGGGAGTTCTTTGAAGATCTAGATGATTACGATTATAAACATCATTTAAAGTTCTATACTTCTGATAGATGTTTCGTTGTAAAAACAAATGATGATAGACACGCGCAGTTCGTTCGTAATATGTTTACTGTTGTAGATAATCCTCATGATCCTAATGAACATACTCCTGATTGGTGTATAATTCACAATACTGAGATTGATTGTCCACCTAAGATATTTGTACATCTTGATCAAAAAACAATGTTGATTGGAGGAACTACATTTCTTGGTGAAATAAAGAAAGGGGTGTTTAGTATCTTAGCATTTGAATTGCCAGAACAAAACATTCTCCCTATGCATTGCGCAGCCTTTACATACAAAGACAAATATAATCTTATGTTTGGATTAAGTGGCACAGGCAAAACGACATTAAGTAGCGATCCTGAGTTTGGTCTTATATCTGATGATGAAGTGTCATGGAATAATAAAGGCATTCGTATGATTGAAACTGGTTGTTACGCTAAGTCAGAAGGACTTTCGCCTGAAACACATCCAACAATATTTGAAGCTGTTGAGTTAGCAAAAAAACAAAACACATTAGTAGTTGAGAATCCTGGAGCAGCAAATGCTAGATTAAGTTATCCTTTAGAATGTGTTATGAATGCTCATATATATCAACATCAGTTTGCTCATCCTGATAATATATTCTTTTTAACTATGGATGCATCTGGCCAATTTCCACCTCTTAATAAAATAAGTGGTGATGCGGTAAGACGTTTCTTTGAAACTGGATACACAAGTCAAATGCCAGGAACTGAAGCTGGTGATGAAGAGATTAAGAAAATATTTTCACCATGTTATGGATCTCCATTCATGCCGCGACCAGTTAAAGTTTATAGTGATATGCTAATGGATAAAATAACGAATGAAGTTTGTAATGTATATCTAATAAACACTGGAATGGATAGCACCGGTAAAAGATTCAGCTTAGATTTTACAAGAACATGTGTAAAGAGTGCTATCGATATTGGTATAGCCGATAATAGTAAAGAAGTATTAAACATATTAGAGGGTTTACTTTGAAAGAAAACTATGTTATAATAGTAAAAAATTTGAAAGGTTTACTATGAAAGCTGGAAAAGTATGGGGACTTACGGAACAGGTAGAAATGAATGGTGTTCTGGAGTTTCATAGAATTGAAATGAATAAAGGCGGTGTTTGTTCTAAGCACCTA